CGGGTGCGGGAGATGCACCCGTACAGCGCGGATCACTAGAGGAGGCGCCCGATGCCGATCGAGAAGTATCTGACGCCACCGCAGGGGGTGAGGGAGGCGCTGCGCCGGGGCCTGGAGCTGCACGAGGCCGGGGCAAGCGGAGAAGGTCTCCAGCCCGAGACGGTGGCATGGGCTCGTCGGATGGCCTCGGGGGAACCCGCGAGCCGTGACAAGATCATCAAGATGAGAGCATGGCACGCTCGCCACGCGGTCGACAAGCGGCCCGGTTGGGATAACCCGCCGACCCCTGGATACGTGGCGTACCTGCTCTGGGGCGGAGAGCCCGGGCGGGTATGGAGTAACAAGGTGGCTGCAATGATCGACCGAGAGGAGGCCGGCAAGGCCATGAAGACCATCGACCGTAAGTCCGTCCGCATCTCGGATGGCGACCTGGCCGACGAGGCCGGCGTGTTCACCGGCTACGCGAGTATCTTCAACAACGTCGACCAGCACGGCGACGTGGTGATGCCCGGCGCGTTCCGCAAGTCGCTGAGCGAGCGCGGCAACGTCGTTCCCCTGCTCTGGCAGCACGATACCACCGAGCCGGTCGGCGTGCTCGAGCTGGTCGAGGACAGCAAGGGCCTGCGCGTCGTGCGCGGCGAGATCAACCTCGAGACGGCCCGCGGTCGTGAAGCTTACGCGCTGCTCAAGCAGGGCGCCATCAAGGGCCTGTCGATCGGTTACCAGGTCGTGCAGGACGGCTGGCAGGGCAAGGTCCGCCAGCTGAAGGAACTCAAGCTCCTGGAGGTTAGCCTCGTGACTTTCCCCGCGAACGAACTCGCCAGCGTCACCGCCATCAAGAACGATTACGGGTCTGAACATCAAGCCCGGATGGCGCAGGTTCTCACGCTGATCGAGGTGGGTATGAACAATCTGGTCATGGCGAAGGCCATGATGGAAGCACTCCTGATGGAGGGGCCGGAAGAATCCACCCCGCCCGAAGGAGCCGCACCGGAGGAGCCCGGCATGCCCGAGGAGGGCGAGCCGGAGATGGACACCCTCGCCGCCCTGCTGCGTGCGGCACTGAAAGGATAACGAACATGTCCGAGATTCAGAATCTCTGGCACGAGTTCAAGGGAGTCAACGACCGTGCTCTCGCGGAAGCGAAGAAGCTCGGCGAGGCTGCCGCTGAGACCCGTGCTCACGTCGACCGCATCAACGAGCGCATCGACGCCCTCGAAACCAAGACCAACCGCCCCGCTCTCCTCGGCAACGCTTCGGCTGGCGTCGATGAGGCGAAGGCCGCTTACAACAAGTTCCTGCGCACCGGCGCTGTCGAGCAGAAGGCGCTGATCCTGGCCGACGACACCCTCGGTGGCTACCTGGCCCCTGAAGAGTTCGTCCGCGAGATCATTCGCGGCATCACGGTTGCCTCGCCGGTCCGTTCGGTCGCTCGCGTCCGCCAGACCGCTGCCAAGGCCATCCAGCTCCCGAAGCGCTCCGGCGTCTTCTCGGCAGCCTGGGTCGCTGAGCAGGGTACCCGCTCCGAGACCACCGGCCTGACCTTCGGGCTGGAGGAGATCCCCACGCACGAGATGTACGCCCTGGTCGACGTCTCGCGTCAGATGCTCGAAGACGCCGCGTTCAACGTTGAGGCTGAACTCAACGCCGAATTCGCCGAGCGGTTCGCCGTGGCTGAAGGTTCCGCCTTCATCTCGGGCGATGCGATCGGCAAGCCCGAGGGCCTGCTGACGAACGCCTCGATCCTCGAGACGAACTCGGGCGTCTCGACGGCTGTCGGCGCGGACGGGCTCATCGAGCTGTTCTACGCCATCAAGGATGCCTATGCCCGTAACGCGGTGTGGATGATGCGCCGCGCGACGATCGCCTCGGTCCGTAAGCTCAAGGATGTGACCTCGGGTCAGTACCTGTGGCAGCCCGGCCTGTCGGGCAGCGAGCCCGGCCTGCTCCTCGGCCGCCCCGTGGTCGAAGCCCCGGACATGCCCGCGGAAGCCGGCGGCGCGTTCCCCGTGCTGTTCGGTGACTTCGGTGCTGGCTACACGATCGTCGACCGCGTCGCGATCGAAGTCCAGCGGGACCCGTTCACCCAGGCCGCTTCCGGCAACATCCGGTTCATCGCCCGCAAGCGGGTGGGTGGCCAGGTGGTCCTGCCCGAGGCGATCCGCAAGCTCAAGTGCTCGACCTAAGGAGGGGGCAAGATGAAGGACCTCAAGAACAACATCGAACCCGCTCTCTCGCTGAACCCTGCCGCTCGCACGTCGTCCACGAACGGCGCCGCGGTGGATCTCCAGGGCTACGAGAGCGCACTCGTGATCGTCCACTGCGGCGCGATCACGGACGGCACGCACACCCCGTCGGTGGAGCACTCGGACGCTTCCGGGTCCGGCTACACCGCGGTGGCGGCTGCTGACCTGATCGGCAGCCTGGCGGCCTGCTCGCAGAACGCGATCCAGTCCGTGAGCTACATCGGCAGCAAGCGGTATGTCCGTGTGGTGCTGACGGTTGCCGGCGCTCCTGCTACCGGCGCCATCGTCGAGGCGATGGTCGCTCGCGGCAACGAACGCCACAAGGGCGGCGTCGCGGTCTAACGTCAAGGGAGGGGGGCCTCGCGAGGGGCTCCCCTATCCCCACCCCCGGGAGGGATCATGGGCCTGCAACTCTACACCGCGCCGGCGACAGAGCCGGTCACTCTGACCGAGGCGAAGGCGTTTCTGCGCATCGACTCGACGGAGTTCGCCGCGGATGTGACCGAGGTCCAGACGATCAAGCCCGCTCTCCAGTCTATCGTCGTTGCCTACGGGCTCGTGGGGTCGACCGTGTCGGTCCTCGGGTTCTCGGGCAGGGTCCTCGTGCAGCTCAACGCTGGAACCTTCACAGGCGGCGCGGCCGTCGATGTGCGCATCCAGCAGTCGTCCGATACCGTCGTCTGGACCACCGTCGCGGACTTCCCGCAGGTGACGGCATCGAACGATGACCAGATTCACGAGATCGAATACACCGGCGCCGCTCAGTACCTGCGGGCTGTCGCCACGGTCGCGACGGCTGCGGCCCCGTTCTCGGTTACCATCGTGAAGGACGCGGCCTCTAGCCCCGACGACACGCTGATCACGAGCCTCATCGCGCAGGCCCGCGGGCTCGTCGAGGATTACACCCGCCGGTCTCTGATCACGCAGACCTGGGACCTGTGGTTGGACCGCCCGGTGGAAGACCCGGTGGATTACCGCTACCCTCTACCCGAGGCGCCGTTTTACCTGTCGGGTCGCGCGCGTCGCCTCCCGTGGGTGGAGCTGCCCCGCGGCCCGGTCCAGTCGGTGACCTCGGTGAGTTATTTCGGCGATGACAACGTGGCGCAGACCTTCGCGGCGAGCAACTATTACCTCGACAGCTCGGGGCTCGTGCCGCGACTGGTCCTCGTGCGGGGGCAGACCTGGCCCGACGGCCTGCGGGATGTGGCCGGTCTGCGCATCCGGTACGTTACCGGGTTCGGCACGGCTGCGAGCGTTCCGGCCCAGCTCAAGCTCGCCGTGCTCCAGGCCATCTCGTGGTTCTACGAGAACCGCGGCGGCCAGGAGCTGCCGTCTGGCATCCGCGTCCTGCTGGACCCGTTCCGCGCTGTCCGGGTGTTCTGATGGCCGTCGTCTCGAACGAGATCCGGGCGCTCAAGGTCGACCTGTCGCGGCTCGCTGGTAGGCTCGGCAATCACAGCGTCGCGTTCCGGCGCTTCGAGAACCACATGCGCACTCAGATGATCGAGCATTTCCAGGAGCTGCGGCTCGGGGGGACGAACCGTGGAGTCACCTGGAGCTACTTCAAAACCCCGGTCTATGTGCGAAAGACAGACGGCGTGGCTGTCCCGCCGTGGGGTGGCGTTCCTCGCCTGGCTGCGAGCCGAGCTTATCAAGGCACTGCGGGATGGAGACTCTCTGTCCTGGGTTCGTTTTCTAATCGCAATCGCAACAGTGGCAGCAGCATCGTCCGTGATCGTCGCTCGACTGTGAAGGAGCGCACGGTGCGCGGTCACCTGCGGCCATCGGGCAAGCGCCTGAAAGAAGGCGACTCCATCCTACAGGACACGCGCCGGCTGCTCACGAGCCTGACCAGCGTGAGCGGGATGGGCGCGATCCGGGAGCGTGGACCGCTCGAGATGCGGTTCGGCACGGCTGTCGCATACGCCGAGATTCATAACCGCACGAGGCCGTTCCTGTTCTTCACAAATAACGACCGGGACGCCCTGGAGCGGATGATCCTCGAGGGCACGATCGGAGGCACCGGTGAGCAACGCTGATCGCTATAACTGGATCAATCAGTCCGTGAACGCCGTGGCGACCGTGCTGCGCTCGAGCACGGCCTTCATGGACGCCAGCGCCATCGCGGGCGGGGTGGGCGTCGTGACTCAGGTGGTCGAGCACGACATCGAGCAGGCCGTGATGGCGCGTCACGGGGTCGTGGTGGCCTCGGTCAAGTACGCCGGGCACGACCGCGCGGCGGACGATGACGCGGCCGGACAGACCGATTACCTCGTGCGGCTCGAGATCCGGATGATGGGCCGGCTTCCCGTGGAGCATCGCCCGGGCGACCGGGTGGGTCTGCTGACGAGCATCCAGCGCGCGGCGTCATGCATCGAGACGCTGATGGCTCTCGAGATCGGACCCGGCGGGGGACAGTTCGGTGGGCTCGCCGAGCTGGCTCTCGCGCAGGGTGGCAGCCCCGACGAGCAGGCCACGCCGGACGGTTACTTCGCGTCGATCGCCTCGGGTATAACACTACAGATAACGCTCCAGGACGTTTAGGAGGTCCCCGTGCCGCTGGTGCAACTGAAAGCAGATCGGCTCCCTTGCTGGTTCCCCGGTGGTGGTGCATGGGCACCCGGCGAGCCTCGCGAAGTCTCCGAGGAGCAGGCCGTCGAGCTGCTCCGGCTCGACGCGTTCGAGCACGTCCACGACGAACACTGTGAGCATCCGGCCGAGGAGGCCACCGAGACCAGCGAGGAGGGTCTTTAAATGTCGGTCGGAACATTCAATCGCATCGCCCTGGACGTGACGGGCGAGAGCACCTACGGTGACACCACTGGCGCCATCACGGTTGACAAGTCCTATCCCGTCCGCGCTGACCGCCCCGTGATCAACGTCGAGACCGTCAACGACCAGGACACGCTCATCGGCGCCCTGGAGAACGGACTCCAGTCGATCGTAACGAAGGTCACCGCCACGCAGACCATCGAGATGGACGCACGCCTGGACGCGCTCGCAACGTTCGGGAAGTTCGGGTTCGGCAAGCTCTCTTCATCGACCGTATCGGCCCCGTACACGCACACGATCACGGTAGGAAGCAGCGCGACCGAGCGTGCGCTTCCGTCGTTCGTTCACTTCTTCGGCGACGCTCTGAACAGCGCGACCACGAACATGTGGCAGTTCGCTGGCACGAAGGTCTCGCGGCTGACGATCGCCGGCGAGGCGGGCGGCAAGGTCACGATGTCCGTTGACCTGATCTCCGGCAAACCCGTGAACTCGACCACCGGCGCGCAGATCGAAACCGCTATCACGCCTCCCGCGTTCCTCGGCCTCGCTGTTGACCCGATTCTCGCGATGGCCCGTGTGAGCACGTTCTCGATCGGCGGAACGTCGTTCCTGAACCAGCTCAAGTCGTTCGAGTTCGTGTTTGAGAATGTGTTCGACGAAGCCGCCGAGATGGCTGCCGGATCGATCATGGTACCGGCGATGGAGCGCATCGGGTTCAATGTGAGCGGATCGTTCACGCTCAAGGCTGACACCGCTGCTGGATCGACGGCGCTCATCAACAGCTATCTCACGAAGATCGACACGGCCAATACCCTCGGTATCCAGAGCCTGCCGGAGATCATCCTGGCGATCGGTGGCGGAAAGTCCACGCACTCGGTGACGGTCACGGTGCGCGCGGCTGCCCTCGCTGACGGCTCGGTGGCCGGCCAGCGCGGGAAGCTCGAAAAGCCTTTCACGTTCACCGGAATGTATGCACCCGGTTCGAGCGAGGCGGCTCGCCTCGTCGTCATCAACGACCAGGCTACCTACACCTAGGCTACAATCGCCGGGACGGGCTAGGCTGGCCAGCCGAACGCGGAACGCTCCACCGCTGCCCGTCCCACCTTCGGAGCCTCTCGGGAGGAGAGACACATGGCATTCACCCTATCGAACAAGCCCGTCGTCCGTCGCTTCGAGTTCAGCGACGGCCTGGCGCTCGAGTTCCGCGGGTTCACGAAGGACGAGCGCGGCGTCTATGACAAGAAGCTCGCGCTCATCGCCGGCAAGAAGAACTTCGCCGATAAGTTCATCAAGATCATGGAAGCCGTCGCGCTCAAGCTGCTCGTCGGCTGGTCCGGCGTGCAGGGCGACGACGGCGTGGACCTCGATCTGAGCGAGGAGAACGCCCGCGCGTTCCTGGCTCACCACGAGGCGCAGAAGTATTGGCTCCCGGCGCTGTCCGAGATCCTGAACCCCGTCCGCAAGGCCGAAGCTGCCGAGGACGACGCCGACGAGATCGAGGTCACGGACGATTTTTTGTCCGGTCTGTAGCTCTGTACCGTGACCGCCAGCGCATCCTGCGCAAGGAGCCGGGCGGGCTGAGCTGCACGAACTGTCCGTGGAAGCGCGAGGAACCGCGGTGGGGACCCGCCCAGGAGCGGCTATACTGCCACGGGAACAAGCGCCCCGAGGACAAGACCTGGGACGACGGGTGCGCGTACCTGTGGCCCGTGTGGGGGGCGATCCAATACTACGGCGAGATGGCGATGCTCATCGAGGCCGGGATGCCCGCGCCGGAGCACTGGACGCTCGGTGACTGGCGTTTGGGCATAAGAATAAGAGGCGAGTTAGAGCGGCAGGCACTCGAGGAACGGCAGGCGGATGGCTCTTCAAGGTAGCATCGTCATCACGGCGAAGGTCGACTCCGGGGATGCCTCGAAGCAGCTCCAGGAGCTGATCGGTCGCATCGAGGCGCTGGAGGGTGAGCAGGCGAAGGCGGCCCGTGCGGCAGCCGCTCACGCCGACAAGCTCGAGCGGCTGCGCGGTGTCTCGCAAGCCGCGGCCAGCACGATGACCGTGGTTGCTGCCGGCCTGGCTGCGGCAGGCATCGCGTCGATCAAGCTCGCCGCTGACCTCGAGCAGTCCCGGGTGGCGTTCACGACGCTCCTCGGGTCTGCCGAGAAGGCCGACGCGTTCCTCAAGGACCTCGCCAAGTTCGCCGCGTCCACCCCGTTCGAGTTCGTCGGACTGCAAGACAGCGCCCGGCGCCTGCTGGCGTTCGGGTTCGCCGCCCAGGACATCATCCCGCTCATGAACTCGATCGGGTCGGCTGTCGCTGGTCTCGGAGGCGGCAAGGAACAGATCGACCGCGTGACCCTGGCGCTCGGGCAGATGCAGGCGAAG